ATCAGTGTGTAGCCGCTTGAATCGTTGGATACCTCGTACTGCGGTATCTTGCGGATTGTCACGTCTTTCTGCATCAGTTTTTTCGCCGTGGGCAAAACCTGCGCCGTAAACAACGGCGTGATATCATACGGCCCGCTATACTCCGGCGCACTAACCACTGCGGTTCCGGTCACGTCTACCCGCACGGGTGCCGCCCCGGCAATGCGCACCGATACGGCGCTCTGTTGGGCCACTCGCACCTGGATCATGAGCCATCCGCCTCCTGGAATAAGGTCGGGCTCATTTTAAGAGCCAGGATCTCAGTCTGCGGCTGGTCAGTGCTGTCCCGCAATGTGATGCGGGTGTCCATGTACAGCGTCTCGCCGCCGAGAAATCTATAAGTTTCCGCCCGCGTCCAGGGAATAAGGATGATGTTCTGTCCTTCCTGCCGGGTGCAGTCATCCGGCCAGACGTTGGATTTAATGGCTGGGAAGCCCTTACAGCTCTTCTGTTTGAACACAAATTCGATCCGGCTTACCTCGTCCAGGCTCATGCCGATTTCAACCGGCAGCGCAAATTGCGTTCCCTGTTTCATTCGTTTTTCTCCTCAGCGCCTTAATTCGGCATTTTTTTCTTCCTCTGTTTTCGGAGTTTCGATGTTTGCCGCCGCTGCTTCTTCGGCGGCCATGTTTTCGCGCACGGCATTCAAAACGTTCTCCAAAATCAACTCCGTCACGGCAAACGGCAGCGTTGCTTCGTTAATTGCAGCAATAACTTTGCGTTTGCACTCTTTAATGCGTTTGTTGTCAGTCATGGGGCATCCTCCTTACAGCCGCGCGTTTACGGCGTTTTTCAGTGTGGCAATGGCGGCCAGAACCTCTTCATCAAGGGCCACAAAAGACCCCCGGTTGTTCTGGCTGGTGATGTTGCCGTTACCGTCCAGTTCCATGTAGGTGTAGCTCACTCGCTCACCTTCGGCAGTCGTTACGACCGCCACGCCGGATAATTTTTTCATTGCAATTCCTCCAAAAGAATGTCTGCGGTTTCGTTCGCGCCTGTCTCCATAGCCAACAGGTCAGCTGCGGCATCGGTGCTGGCCTCCTGCGCTCTTGCGGCGGTGCTGGCTGCCAGCTCAACGCCTGCCGGATCACCGGCGGGATAGCTGCTGTCGCTGCGGTCGGCGTAGCTGCCTTCATAGCCGCGCTGTGCGGCCATAGCCAGCCACGAAAATTTCTGCCCCGGTGCGCCGTGTACAATGGCGTACTGGCCGCAATCCTCCGCCCACAAATGGCCGGTGCCGTCAAGGTCAGTCAGCAGCCAGGCGGGCTGCCCGTACTGGGCGATGGTCTCCGCATAGCGTGGGTCAAGGGCAATTAGGCACCAGCCGTCTGGGCTGCACCGGCCCTTACCCCAGTCCGCAAAGGTGGGCACCGGCGTCTCAAATGCAGCCATTTTCAGTGCACCAAAGCTGGTAGGCACCACACGGGATTTCTCGCCCCAAACGTCTAGGTTGTGCACGTTGAGCTTGCCGCTCACGCCAACGCGCGTCGTGTTAAAATCGGCATCGCTGTCATCGCTGCGGTTGTAGGTGATCTGCATCCCAACGTAAGATGTGGGGTTAAGGCCGTCAACCCAGCCGTACTTGGCGTATTTACTGCACGCGCCGATGTAGCTGCTGCCAGCCTCAGAGTACAGCACGCCGGTCAGGCCGATGCTGCCGGTGTTGATGGTGGCATACCATGCGATGTGCCGGTTGTCCAAAAATACGCGCTCACCGGCCTCGGTGCCCATACGAATCCAGGCATTGTCCAGGTCATAAGTGGTTGTGCGCGCCTTATTGTGAATCTGCCCGGTCGTAATGTTTCCGCCGTTGATAATGGTCTTATCCTGGTTCCAAGTGCTCAAATCCGAAAATGTCACCACGCCGGATAGGTTGATCTGTGCGCTGGTGATCTCTGTTCCGCCTGCCGTCAGCTTGATGGTGCTGCTGGTTCCGCTTGTGCTGGCCGTCAGC